CACCATCTTCGCTATGATCGTTTACAATAGCTTTAACAGCGTTCTTTAATGTTTTATACTTGTTAATTTTTTCTGCATGATCTGGATGTGCTTTAGGAGGAGTTTTTGCAACTTGTCCTGAACCGCCACAATGCTCGCAATCTTCCATGCTTTCATCAATGCCATCATCACTGTCATCTTTAGCTTTGTAAATATGACGTGATCCAGGATATTTCTTTTCCCATTCTTTACCACGTTTGTTTTCTTCTTTATCCATATCACGACCAGCTTTCTTTTCAGCACTTGATTGACCTTTGGCTTTGCTTGCTGGCTCAGAGTGTGGCTCATCACTGAAACGATCTGGATTATGTTTGTGTTTTACTACACCTGGCTTTGAACGATCAATATCTCCACCAGTTGATGATTTTTCTTCACGCATTAACATTTTAACAGCTTGAGTTTTCTTTAATTCAGCAATCTTCATTTTTGCCTCCGATAGCATAGTTTCCATATGAGCACGTTGCTCATTGGTGATCTCAGCATCATTCAAATGTTTGCCGAATTCGTTTACTTTCATTTCATATTCTAAATAGTGATATACAGTAGCAATATAGTCTGCCGCTTTAGTAATCTTGGCTTCAACCCAGTTTTCTAATTCGTCATCATCGTGTAACTGTTTGAATAATTTGTGTGAATAGCTGGCTAATTTATATAAATCGGCCTTGGCCATTTTGCCCTGTTGCTGTTTGTCTTCAGGGGATAGTTCTAGATGATGCTCTTGACCACCGGCAGTATCGCCTGGCATTTCTGCCCCTGCTTCTGCTGTGCCCATTCCTGGGTTCAATTGATCTAAATCTGACATGTTATGTAACTCCGTTATCTTTATATATTTAGCGTCTTTTGATTATTGCTAACTTTTTACCTGTTTTGTTTTTCATGGTTTCCATAGGTGCGCCAAATAAACTTACACTATTTTGATCAAGGGCACTAACGCTTTTTACAGGTTTTTTATTAGCATTATTGGCGTAATTAGGGTTAGGAACACTGGCAATACTAGCACTACTTGTAGCACCTGCACTAGCTGATTCCGCTACACCATGTTTAGCATCTAACCCATAATTTGGATTGTGTCTTCGCTGACCTAATACTTGATGTATTGCTTGAAATTTACTGTTATATGGATACGGTTGTCCATTTGCCATTCTATCTTCTGGACTACGTCTAAATTTTTCTGCTAGGTCGTGAAGTTCTTCATTTGACAGATGTGAAAAAGGTTTAAGCCACTCTTCATATCTTCTTACGTTTGCTTCACCTTCTTTTTTTCCTAAGGTGACGCCGTGTTGGTAACCTTTTTCATAATGATCTGATGAAGGACCATATATAGAACTGGCACGTGGATTTCGATGACCTCGTTTACCATCATTTACGCCATCTTCATAAGGGCCTTCTAACAATTCTTTAATTTTCATTTTTTGATTCCTCTAAACCCATTACCTACTGCACGTTCTCCACCCATAAATTTAGGTAAACTAAACCATAGTTTGAACCATTCTTCAGTTCCAGGTTGTATATTTTGTTCACGTTCGATAATGCGTTTCTCTGTACCAGTTATACTGATGTTACTTCCGCCATAAGGTTGCAAGCCCTTAAATTCATTAATGCCTGCCAACTTCTTAAGACGTGCTAGTTCATCCATTACTTCAAGCTCGCTCTTAACATCCAGCTATGCTTTTTATGTGCATCTTGACGGTCGGCTAAGAAATTGCTTAATCCATGATCGCCATTTTGTTCTGCCATTTCAAAAGTAATACGGAAAATATTAGCCATTTTTTCGCTGTCTTGTAACAATTCGCTCAGCATCTCGTGAAATCCTGGAACATCATTTTCATCACGTACATTAGTTAACATACTAAACTTTTGTAAACTTCCTGGTGCATAAATTTGTAATGCACGTAAATGTTCTGCAAATGTGTCGATACTACCGTATACTTCTAAATAAATTCTTTCAAACAATGCATGTAGACTTTCAAACAATGGACCTTCTACGTTCCAATGAAAGTTGTGTGCTTTTAGATAAAAACTAAATTCACTGGCAAATGCTGTTTTAAGGGCTAAATGATATTTGTTATGTTCCATTATACACCGTATTTGTTTGGCTTGCGTTTAGCTACTGGACTTTTTTGGTTTACAGTCGACAATTCTAAACTTTCAGGAGTTGTTCGTAATTCAATGTCGTGACCGATACGTTTAATATCTTTGGTAATTTTAGCATGTTCTTGTTCTGAAAAAGGCATAAAGAATGGATGCTTACCAAAATTATCTTTTGAAGCCACGTTTCTTTCACCGCCGGCAATAGCTACTCCAATACGATACATGCTGTAGAAATCGCTAGGAATATCTTGAACACTAAATGCACCCGGCATAGCCGCTACGGCCTCTATAGGTACATCTCCTTTAGTACTACCATATTCGGTGTTGCTTTGACTTTGACTATGTGCTTCGTGTGGATCTAGACCAAAATCGCCTAATTTTTTCTTCATAGGAAAATCTTTAGCCACGTAGGGTTTGACAACCTGGGTTTGTTTGGCTTTTTTAGAAGCCTTGGCAGGAGAATCTGTTGGTTTTACAGATTGTTCAACTATGAATTCTTTCGCTCTCATTATACACCGTACTTGTTACGTTTTTTATTAGCCACAGGACTTGTTTTGTTGGTTGTGGGTAATTCATGACTACGCATGTCACTAAGCTGAACAATAGGACCAGCCATTACCATTTTAGCGGCATTTTTAATGATATCATATTCTTCATCAGCAAACACAGTTAACAAAGGATCCCCAGCCATAGGTCCTGCTGGCGGAGTTATTTGATGGTGTTCGTGATTGGCTTTACTGTGTGCGCCAGCCATAGCAATACCAAAACGATATCCAGAATAAGGATTACCGTTAGCTTTGTTAATACTGATGCCCGGCATACTCAATGCTCCACGAACTGCATCCATTTCGCTTTTGTCAAATTTCTTACCGTTAGCTGGAATATCGCCTTCGGACAACTGTTTTTTTATAAATTCGTTTGCTCGCATTTTTCTAATCCAATAATTTGCTTCTTTTATATTTAGCGGTTCTTGTTCTGGTGCAGGAATAGCAGGTTTCTGAACATGATGTGTATGTTTTGGTGTTGTAATTCCCATACCCTTACGTGTCAAATCCATTAGATGTTGAATCCATGCTCTGCCTAATTTGTTAACATCAAACCCTTTTTCCCATAACGCCAACTGTTGTTGCGGAGTAGCTTTTGGATCTTTAAGAATATTACGCAACTGAGTAAAGCTCATACCGGTTCCACGAGGTGTAGTTTCTAAACTAACTTTTACATGTTCGTACCCTTGAAACTTATTAACTGCCTTCATTAAAGCGGCTGGCATATTCAACCCTGCTTGATCTTCACCTACCATAATAATAATATTATCGTATCGTGGAGGCTTGCCCGGTAACGGATTAATTAATTCATGTTTAATTTTTTGAATTAGCGTACCGCCTTCGTGTGTTACTGTACTAATATTAGCGGCATAATTTGGATACATTTTATGCCATGTTTGAACTTTAACATTTGGTGGGATAGGATCGTTTTTGCCTTCAGCATTTCCAATAAACAAATAAGGATCACCTCCTACTTGTTGTGCTTTTTTAATAGTATAGTCAAATAATTGCTCATGCCCGATGTGGCCTACAAAGCTACCGATAGCAACTACAGCCGTTTTGTTAGAATTTTCACGAGGACGTTCGGTTCTTGCACTTGCCTTAGCCGCCATTTTGGCACTAATAACATCTCGCTGTTCTTGACTAGTAATTTTAATAGGACCCAGTCGACTATTAATGACAATACCTTCGTAGTCTTTACCTAGCAAATCTTTTCCAACAATGTTAGGATCATTAATAATAGCTTTTTCTAATTCAAGTTTAACTGGTGCTAGTTTTTCTTCAACTTCTTTTCTTAACTGTACACTGGCACGATCACGTTTACCATGCGTATCTGAAACGATGCGTTTAAGTTCGTCGATATTATCTAAAACATTGATAATTTCAGTTACGTCTAACGGTTTATTTTGTGTTAATGCGTTACTGATAAACATAATACTACCTTGTTGTCCAATGCTAGTAATAGTTTTAATAATCTTCGCCGCATCTGGTACATCTTCTCCAGTAGTTGCATCTGCTACACGGAATGGAACTAAGGCTAACTGTACACCTCTTGGTAATTTATTGTAATGGATACCAACAAATTTTAATTTGCCTTCTTCAGTTTCTGTAGCAAATGGTAAAAATAAAACTTCACAAGTTACTTGTTTATTCATAAGCAACTCTGGACCTGCGGCATCGTCGACTAGTTTAACTGCCTTGATCATTTCATTAAATAAATCGTCGAATTTTTTAGCACGACCTAGTATTTCTGGATCCTGTGTGCCCTTTGCCTGATGATATTTTAAAAAACCAGCTTCGTATCTAGGAGGAGTATTACTAGTACCCATGAAAGGTTTACCTTCCGAGTCTTTACCAAACCGCCCACCAAATCCATCTATTTTAACATTTAATGGAATATTTTTTAGTTGAAATTTACCATTGTCGTGTAATTCATCTACTAGATCTAAAAAGTCTATGGCTTTTAGATCTTTCATATGCGGCATATTTTTTCTAAGTTGAGCTTTGACTTCTGCTTCAAATATTTGTTCGGTTGAGTTTTTACGCCAATCTGGCCATGTACCGCCGGCAATAGCATCTTTTCTATGTCTACCGTATTGTATTTTTTTACCAGCTTGGTCTGGAGTACGCTGATAGCTCTTTTTAAATTTTTCTAAATCTAAAAATTCTCCCTCGTATTCTTTTGCCATGTCAACTGCTAATGATCTCATATTTGTTAGATTCAATTTTTCTAACATTTGATCAATAGCGGCAAATTTAATATCGGCATCACTTTTAGGATCATCACGCTCGATCATCTGACTGCCAGGTTCGAAACAAATTTCAAAGAAACGTTTTACTGTTTCGTGTTGTTCTTGTTTAGATAGATATTTGCCTATTAAGTCAACAGTACCTAAGAAACTCCATTGTAATTTTAAATCTTCTGGAGTAGGTTCTGCATTAGGATTATTTCGTAGAAATAGTTTTTTAAATTGACTATGTAGATGCTGATCGTATACACGAGTTTCTGGTTTTGCCACTTGCATTACTGGCAACTGTTGTTGCGGATTTTCTGGATGTGGTAATTCTTGCGGCTCGTCATTGTCTCCCACTACTGGACTGTATGGTTCACTTAGACCACCGCCTTGTTTACCTGATACCCCAAATGAATATTTTGAAAGATGATCGGGAGTTACTGTAGTTACTTTGGCTTTGCCTCGACCTTCCGATGATTTTAGATGTGCATGTACTTTAATTGAACCTGCTAATGCTCTATACAAATATTTGTGGAACACACCTTTAATATTGTTTGAAACATCGTTCCACTCTGAGCTATGGCTAAATTTAAACCAATCGTTAGGAACTCCGCCTTCATACTCGCCAAATTCAAAATCGATTTGTATTTTGATTGGAGGATTTGCAAATTGGAATAATGCGTTATACTGTTCATTACCACTACCAAATCCTAGCAATGTAGTGTCGCCGATCTGTTTGTTTGTATATTTTGTTAAGAATTCTTTAACTTGTGGTTCTAAATCTCTATTGCATTGTGTATCGATATCGCCCACACGTGGTTTATGTTTGGCAAATTCCTCATCACTAATACCTTCAGTGTTAAAGAAATGCAAACTACTACCGCTTAGGAATTCTTTGCTCTTTAGTAGGTTAGGTTCCCATAAATTTTTTCTAGTTTGTTTATGAAATGCTAGATTAATGTCATGCAATAACTTATTTAAAAGTCCAACCATGTACGTACGATTATGTACTGCTAAATCTATCTTGTCTGCATAGTGTACTGGTTCACCACTGTCTGCATCGCCAATGCTAAGGTTTCCGCCTTCGTTTAAAGCAGAGTGGTTACGATAAAATAATTCTCTAAGAAACACTATTAATCCTTGTATTTGCCATCAGCATGATGTGTACTGTGTTCATCATACAATTTTTCACAAACTTGACCTAGTGTATCTTCATCTAATTCATCTGGTAGTTCACGGATGGGAAATTTTTGAACGTATATTTTATAACATTCTTTGACAGCTTCTTTAAAGATTTCAGGCTTAGGATCTTTTTTATTTTCTCTGACATGAAGGAATCGATCCAATGCAGGATGAAAGAATCGACGATAGCAGTGATCGTCTTGTTCCATAAAGTGTGCTATATCATCAACTAAATCGTAGTTAATTTCACGCTCGCCACCTTCTTTAGCTTGTACATAATCGGCATCTTTAAAAAAATTACCTTCAAATAGTTCACGTATACGCATTTTTAAGCCCGTTTTAATAAATCAGCAGAAATCTCTGCGGTTAGAGTATTTATCGCTTTTGTAACGAGTTTATTTTTTAACAATGCGTTCGATTTTAGCTATACTACCACCTAAATGCATCTTAGCCAATAGCAAATTGTTATCTCCGGTGAGATAAAAATGCTTGCCTCCCCAAGTGCGTTCCTTTAATAGATCCTTTTTGCAACTTGGGGTTAGTTTTAATTTAGGGTTAGATTCCGCCCATGCAATAAATGAACTGTGTTCTTGAGTAGTTTTACCCAGGGTAATACGATAATCAAAATTCATCTTGGGCATTAAAATAGTATTTTCTTCTAGGGAACCAGCTGGTTCGCTAATGTACTTAACATTATTTTTATCAATCTTAGCTAGACGATCTATTAGTTTTTTATCATTAGTATATACACTAATCCAAGGACTTTCTACACGAACGTCAACATCTTGATGGTTTAGAAGTTCTAAAGCTATCTTAAGACCGTATTCTTTAGCATCTTGACGTTTGGGTGAGTCTAATTCTTTAATTCGCTGTATAGTTTCAGGCATGTCCCCCGAACGGAACCATGCAGAAACACTGCATACCAGTACAATTTTGTACTGGTATTTTCCTCTAAATAATTTTGTAGTGATTTTATACAGCATCTGGTATTTCAACTAAAGGAGTAGTAGAGTCTACAGTTAGCAAGGGTACTTTAGATTCTTTTGCTTTAGCAACAATCGCTAATTGATCATTATCGAGTGTAATAGTAGCCCAGCCACCATTCTTCAATTCTCCAAACAACATCATCTTAGCAAGATTGCGTTTGATCTCTTTATCGATTACTCGTTGTACTGGACGAGCACCCATCTTAGGATCAAATCCTTTAGTAATCAACCATTCAATTGCTTCTTTGTTGATTTTAATACGTACTGCTTTATCTTTAACCTGTTCTTTAAGTTCGTCAATAAACTTGTTAACAATCTTAACCATAGTATCTTTACCGAGTTTATTGAATGTAACAACACCGTCCAAACGATTACGGAACTCTGGAGTCAGGAACTTCTTCAAGTCTGCATCACTATAGTCTTTTTCTTGTTTACCAAACCCAATTGCGTTCTTTTCTGCAGAATTTGCGCCAGCATTAGTAGTAAGAATAAGGATAATGTTACGGCAATCTGCTTTCTTACCATTAGATCCGGTAATAAAGCCATTGTCCATTAGTTGCAACAGTACAGTCATCACATCTGGATGAGCCTTTTCAACTTCGTCTAGCAACAGAACAGCGTTAGGTGCTTCTTGAATTTGTGTAATCAACTGTCCAGCATCTTCTTCAAAGCCAACATATCCTGGTGGGCTACCAATTAACTTACTAATACTGTGTTTCTCTTGATATTCACTCATATCAAAACGCAATAGTTTAACACCCAAGTGTTTAGCAAGCGATTTAGCAGTTTCAGTTTTACCTGTTCCTGTAGGACCCATGAATACAAAGCTACCAACTGGTTTGTTTTCTGTCTTAAGACCAGCTTGTGCAACAATAATCTTGTCAACAATTTCTGTAAGAGCCATGTCTTGTCCATACACTTCTTTTTCAAGATTAGTTTGCAAACTAGCAATATTGCTAGACTCTGTTTCCATAATCTTTTCTTCAGGCATATTAACCAATTTACTTAATTCAAATTGAATTTCGCGTTCAGAAATAATACGATCTTCAACTAATTTTAAATTAAAACGACTACATGCCAAGTCAATCAAATCGATTGCCTTATCTGGTAATTTTTTGTCTGTTTGATATTTAACCGACAGTTTAATAGCGGCATTAAGTGCATCGTCTTTGATCTTTGTATTATGGAATTGTTCATAATACTTCTTAATACCTTTAAGAATTTGTAGTGTAACTTCTTGAGTAGGTTCATCAACTGTAATGCGTTGGAAACGACGCATTAATGCACGATCCTTTTCAAAGTGTTTACGATATTCTTCCCACGTAGTTGATGCTATAACCTTGATGTTGCCTTTGCTTAGAGCAGGTTTCATCATATTGGCAAGATCGTTGGCACTATTGCTAGCACTTCCAGCACCGCTAATCATGTGTGCTTCATCGATAAACAGCACAGTCTTGCCTTTCTTTGCTAGGCCTTTGAGTACTTGTTTAAAACGTTCTTCAAAGTCGCCACGATACTTACTACCAGCTAGCATAGCTGAAATATCTAAACTATAAACCTTGTATTCTTTTAAGAACTCAGGGACCGCACCATTTACGATATTATAGGCAAGCCCCTCTGCTATAGCAGTTTTGCCAACACCTGGATCTCCTACAAGGATTACGTTATTTTTACTACGACGACCTAAAGCCAGGGCAATGTTTTCTAGTTCATCGATACGACCAATTACTGGATCAATCTTTTTCTTAGTAACTTCTTCATTTAAATTAGTTGTAAATGCCGCTAGTGCTCTACTTGTACCTTCTTGTGGACCAGATTCTTCAAATTCTTCTTCGGAAGTATTTGTAAGATACTCTGCAAATTTATCTTTATCTATACCAGCTTGATGAATATAAAAATACGCCCAACTACGTTTTTCGCCTATCATAGCAAGGAACACATCAGTTGGTTCAATTTTTTGACGCCCATTAAATAATACCTGAGTGAACGCACGATTAAGTACACGTTCAACACTCTGAGTCTTTTTAGGTTTAATTACTACTTCATTCAGTACGATTTCTTTGCATTTATTATTCAAATAATCTTCTAAATTAATTTTAAGGGCATCAGGATTACTACCAAACCCTGTTATCGTAGTAGTAAACCCTTCATCGGATAACATCGCAAACAATAAATGTTCTATTGTTAGATATTCGTGATGTAGTTTCTTAGCAGTATCAATTGCTTTTTCAAAAACTGCTTGTAGGTTATCACTTGGTTCGACCATTACTGTTCCTTATCTTGTTTTGTCGTTTACGAGCCATTGCTAATTTCAATACACTAATGTTATCAGTGAAACATATACCGTTTAAATGATCCAATTCATGGAGGAAACATCTAGCAGTAATGCCTGATAATGTCATTGTACACTCTTGTGCATTTTTGTCAAGAAATGCAACGTCGATTTGTTGAGGACGGGGAATATCTAGAAATAAATCTGGAAAACTTAAACAACCTTCTTCAGCTATTTGTATTTCTTCGCTAGATTTGATTAATCTTGGATTAAACATTCCTAGCCTACGACCGTTATCTAACTTAATAACAAATACTCGCTTGAGTAAGCCAACTTGGTTTGCCGCCAACCCAATTCCATTGTTGGCAATCATTATGTCAATCATTTCATCTTCAAGTTGATCTGCGTTAGAATCTAACCCAAAGTCCCAATCTTCAGCACGTTGTTTTAATATGGGATCAGTTTCTTTGATTAATTTTAGCATCGATATCTTTTAATTGTTGAATAATTCCGGAGTCGGTTACAGGAGTTGGTTTAATTTTGATTACTGTAACAAATCTTCCTTTGTATCCATTATTTACATTTGGAAACCCGTGCCCGTTACTAGCAAATTCTGCACCATGTTCTATACCAGCTCTGATATCTAAATCTAATACAGTGCCTGATAAATTTTTTACATGTTTTCTGCAACCGATCATTGCTTCGATGGGAGTAATATCCACAGCATGGAATATATCATCCCCTCTACGTTCATAACCGGGTTCTGCTTGAACTAAAATTGTAACATTAAGATTACCGCGTGGTCCAGGCATACTGTCATCGCCCAGCCCTTGATATCGAATAGTGTCTCCATTATTAACGCCTGCTGGTACACTAATAACTACGTTTTGTTTCTTACCGCTAGGTAATTGATAGCTGGCTTCAAGTTGTTTGCCTGTATAACTATCTAAAAAACTAATTGTACATTGAATGTTTAAATCTCTATTACGCTGAGGTTGTCCACGGCGCATGTGTCCAAAAATATCCCCAAATGGGTGACCTTGCGGAAATTGTTGACCAAATATACCACCAAACGGATCGAACCCAGGTTGTCCTCCAAACGGATTGCCTGTATGAAAATGGAATTGTTGTCCGTTTCCAAACTGTCGTTGGTGGTCGTATTCGGCTTTCTTTTGAGCATCACTTAATGTATCATAAGCAACGCTGATATCTTTGAATTTGGCTTGATCTCCACCCTTGTCTGGATGATGTTTATTAGCCAAGCTTCGGTATGCTTTTTTAATTTCTTCTGGGCTAGCTGTTTCGCTAACACCTAATGTTTGGTAATAATCAGTCATGGTCGTAAAAAAGGCTCCAATTAATAATAGTAATTATACTATCTTAAACGGAGCCTGTCAAAGATTTGAATTACTTTTTCTTTTTCTTTTGAACTACTGTATCGGGTTTGGTACCTGCGATTTCTGTACCTTCTGCCTTTTTATGATGTTTAACTTCTTTTTTTGGTGCTGGCTTTTTAGTTTCTGCAAATGCAGGAGTACTAGCTAGTACACATGCCGAAATTACTAATGCTAATATTTTTTTCATTTTATTTTTCCTTATAGTGCTGGTTGCGAAAATGTTGGAATAACTTTCTTACCGCTTGCGTTTACTGCTGGTGTTACTGCTGTTACAGGAGTTGCTACTGGTGTTACTGCTGTTACAGGAGTTGCTACTGGTGTTACTGCTGGCACAGGAGTTGTTATTGGAGCAGGTGGAGTATATGTTGTTCCAACATTAGTTGGCATACTTAATCCGCCGTTGTTAGCACCGTTTAATTTTTCCTGTGTACGACCGTATGCACTTACACCAATAATGGCACCCATTGCGATATGGAATAAACCGGCGCCTTGAAGTGTTAATGGTTGCCATTGGCTATTAACTTGCCCATGGGACATGGCTTGTAATAAACTCCATAGGACTGGAAATCCTACAAAATCCATAGTACAGACTAGCATATACATCCAGCCCATCATTGGACGCCATTTACTGTTCATCCAATCTTCTTTTTTCTTTTCGCTCTGACTCATTGACATAGTCGCTCCTATTTGTTGTACTACTATTTATTTGACGCTATCGAATATTTTTTCCTGAGTATTATACCATTCAATCCATGCGTCTATTTTAATTTTGCATTCTTTATATTGTTCGTAATTATCACTGACTACTAAAATTAAATCGCTTAGTTTGCTTGTATTTGGATCGATTAATTTTAAATCTGGACACGCTACCTTCATATCAGCAGGTACATCTGGAAAATGTCTTTGAACAGGAACTGCTGTACTGCATCCTGCAAGTAAAACAATAATTGATAAAATTAGTAATCTTTTCATTTGATTACTCCTGCGGCATCATTAAGATCCTTAATTGCTTCTGGAGCAAGTTTACATTCTGCATCTATGGCCGAAGCATCGTGTACAATATGTTCTTTGACAACAACTTGTACATTGTGGATAACTTTAGTTTTTCCTTTTAATGCATCTTGTAATTGATTGTTGGCATCCTTACTTTGCTTTTCAGACACAGCTACTTTAGACTCGAGATCTGCTGTTTTTGCTTTCCACGCCATCTCGACATCGTAGCCGCCGCGTAACCATACACCTAAAATTACTAGTGCAATTCCAACAGGTTTTAATATTCTTACATATTTGCCGTAGAACGGAATAAATTTTCCAATCCAACTTGCAACCATACCTGTAAGTCCTACTGCAATTATAGCCCAGTAAATCCAGTTTAATATTGCATCAGGTATTAGACTCATCATCCATTGAAATTGCCACATATTATCCCTGTAATACTTGTTGTGCGTTAGCAGTATGTTGTTGACGTTCTTGTAGACCTAATGTACCGCCATTAATTTTCTTAGTTAATCCAAGTACATCAATTTGATCTGCTAGTGCATTTAAATTGTTTGCTTCCCAGAACCAGCAAGCTGATTGTACACAGCCTTCAAATGTTGTTAAAAATTCTGGAACTTCTTCTAGCGGAGTATCAATGCTTTCTGCAAAACGTTCGTAATTGCTTTTACCAGTCAATTGAATTAGTCCACGGCCGCAATATTTAAAACCGTCTCCTGATTCTTCAGGACCATTGCCCATACGTCCGCCATAAGCACGATTAGCAATCTTTTCTGGTTGGTGAGCATATTGATTTGCTATTTCCATTGTAGGAAAATAGTGTGGCCACACTTTCATAAGTGTTTCTGGACGATAGTTTAGATTTTCAACAATAGCTGTATAGCCTGCTGATTCTACCATGGTCTGGCCTAAGAAACAGGCTACACGCTCTGGTGTGTTGATATCGTAATCGGGCAATACTTTGCACAATGCTTCATACCAATGTTCGCTGTATGGGTTATTTCCAAGTATAGCTGTACACTTTGTTAAACTAAAATCAAATGTAAATCCGTCTGCCATCATTATTTCCTTTCAAGGGCTACAGCCCAGTTTGTATTTTCAAATATAAATGTCTTGCCAACTTTAACAATGTTATAGTTACCAATAACTTTAGTTAAAAACATAACTTCTGCCATGTCTTTGTTTTCTAATAAAATTGGACCTTTGATCATATTGTGAATTATATCTTTAGGTCCACTTTCTACAATATTAAATGTTACTTCACCACTGTACACTCTTTTGAATGTAATACTTTCATCTAAGACAACTATGTTGTCAGCATAACTACGTTTAAAAAATTCACTAAAATTATTTAGTTTGTTTTCTTGAGTAGCAATTTTGTAAGAATTTTTATCCTTAGGTACTATTGCACTTAAACTTTCGACGGTAGCAGGCTCGCTTTTAAAACTTTTGAAATATCTAAAACGCATGTCTTCCATGCCTGTTAATTTTTTAACACCTTCAATTAATTCAAAAATTTGTTCGCCAATATGTCTTGATCTTTCAATTTCAACATATACACGATATTTACCATCGTCTAATTCACCTGGAGTAACATCCGAATCCAAAACAAAGCTATAACCCATCTCAAAGAAATTTTCTAAATCTTTAGCAGGTTCCTCAGTGTCTACGGTAAAACTTAATACACAAATATCTTCATCATCACCGATTTTACTTTTATAACTGTCAATTTCAAAAACTTTTTTAACTAAGTTTCTCAGATCTCCAGCTCGCAAATTTTCATCTAATTTCATTGTGCTACTCCGCCTGGTGCTCCGCCTGGAGTTACCCCGCCTGGTGCGGCTCCTGGTGCGGCTCCTGGTGCCGGTGCTCCGCCTGGTGCTGGTGGAGGCATTCCACCACCTGGTGCTTGCGGTGCTGGTGCTGGCGCACTACCTTGATCGTTAGTTAACATATGGTCTTTATCTTTACCTTTCATCTTAAACATGTAGCCTTGATAAATTTCAAAAGCAATATGTTTAGGCATCTGTACTTCTACAATCCAAATAGGTTTACGATCTAGTTTACCTTTTTTACTTCCTGGACGTAGGTCCTGGGGACTTTTAATTTTGCGTGGTTCTAGCAAATGACTCTTTTGATATGTAACTTTACAACCTAATTCCATTAAACGCTTGCCAGCAGTCGGATTAGGCATCTTGTCTTTAGGCCACATAAAGCCGGCTGTAATCCAATGACGGTCCACTTTAGGGCCGTATGCTAATTCACCATCGATCCAGTTTTCATAGACGTATACGTCCATCTCTTCAAAAACACGTTCAAAGTCCTTCAAAACCGCAAGGCTAGAATTGTTTTCGTATAGTTCTTGTATGTTTTTAATAACATCTAATATGTCGTGGTGCATGTATTGATCCTAGAATTCTCTATACTTATTTAGCTGGTTCAAAATCATAACGTATTAGTTTACTTTTCTAGGAATACGTTAAATAATAGTGTAGGACCTCTGTAGTTATCAAAGGCGGTCACTACAAGTCCTACTTTAACAGTAAAGTAGGAGCAACTTAATGAGTAAACAACGAGTGAAAAAGCGTTTTACATCAGAAGTTAACATTATAGATTTTCCGCAGTATCTTCCCGCGAAAAAGCCGAGAGTGAGTCTTTACCCACGTAACTCTAATCAGGCCACATACGTCCAAAAACTCCAAGATGAAACTAAAAGTATAGTATTTGCTATCGGTCCTGCCGGTACAGGTAAAACTATGCTAGCGGTTCAGCATGGTATTAAGATGTTGCAAGAAGGGATTGTGGACAAAATCGTAGTGACAAGACCCGCCGTGTCCGTAGATGAAGATCTAGGATTCTTACCAGGTACATTAAATGAAAAAATGGCACCGTGGACAAGACCTATATTTGATGTATTTGCGGACTATTATCATCAAAAAGACATAGCAAAAATGCTAGAGGAAGGTGTTATTGAGATAAGTCCATTGGCCTATATGCGTGGCCGTACATTCAAAAACGCATATATAGTAGCAGACGAAATGCAAAATGCTACAGTAAATCAAATGAAAATGCTGTTGACTCGTTTAGGCGAGGGAAGTAAAATGGTAGTGACAGGAGATTTAAATCAAGCCGATCGTTTAAAAGACAATGGCTTGATGGATTTTTGTAATTTATTACAAGAGCATCCAATTCTAAAACATTTAGATATAGTAGAATTCGATGCCAGAGACATAGAACGCCATAACGCAGTGAAGGAGGTGTTAGCTGTGTATGGAGATTAGTGTATTATTACACCAAATGACTCAAATGAATTAACGTTGCGGCAAGGTTTATTTCGGGATCACTCACAAGAGTGTTGTCGGCTAAACCTTGTTTTATTCGTAGTATAGCTTTTTCTTGTGTAGCATCGTCGCCGAATATCTCGACATTGTCATACAACCATCTGTAAATTTCTTCCATCTCTTCTGGTCGTGCTTGACTACATACTAGTTTTCTTGCTTCGCTAATCTTTCCTGCTTTAAATAAATCAACCATTTGAATTTTATAATCAGCTTGCCCTGTATCTGCCTTTTCGGGTGTATGCAATTTACCTTCCATACTATTCATCTGTACAGTATTAATACATTTACGCAAATCTGGATAAGTTCCTTTGACAAAAGAATCTAGTGTATCTAAATCAAAATCGACATTTTCTTCTACTAGGATAGTAGCAACACGAGCAGTAAACTCTGTAATGTCCACCCTTTCAATATGGAATCCTTGACATCTACTATGTAAGGCAGGAATAATACGATTAGGATAGTTACAAGTAAGAACAAAACGTGCAGTAGTGTGATACTCTTCCATAACTCCACGCAATGCCGCTTGAGCATTTGGAGACAAATAATCTGCTTCATCTAACAACACCACCTTAAAGTCGCCAAACGGAATCATTTGGACAAAACTTACAATTTTATCACGTACATCCTCAACTGAGTTGGTACGGCTTGCATTAATTTCTAATACATCTAAATCATTTACTTCTAACTCATTTAGTAGAATCTTAGCTAAGGTAGTTTTACCAATTCCTGCATTACCGCTGAATAACAGATGAGGGATACTTCCTTGTTTAATCCAGCTTTCAATTTGTTCTCTTTGATGTGTATCTCTAAAAACATATCCATCGATTGTTTTAGGACGATATTTTTCTACCCATAGTTCTTTCATAAGATTCCTTTGTTTTGCTTATTGTACAGGTAAAAACAGGACTTGTCTAGAGTCCTGTAGTAGTTTGGTAAAATTAATTTTAAAATTGAGGTCCGGCAAACTGGGCGGGATCCCATTCTTGATGTTGCACTTTAGAGTGTGCGCCATATGTATTTAGGTATTTTTCTTCCGGTTTATCATCACTTACCATTAGAATGGCGTTTACGTCAGCACGACGAATGATGATTTCAGTACCGTCATCTTCTACAACAGTAACACCACGAGTCCAACGACCATGTTCTAATAAGATCCATTCTCCGACTTTGACATCTTTTTGTTCAGGGCCTACTGCCCAAACTCGACACCAACGATGACGTACACCCTCGGCTTTGCCATCATCGCTAGGTAAAATAAACATACCCAGTTTTCTTTCTCCAAAATCCATATCAGTAACAAGAACATTGTTACGTATCGGGATAAGTTTGCCTCGTACTTTAGGTTTAATACCTTCGTGACCAATACCTTTTAAATCCATTATTCGTTCCCTTCCGGATCTTGATTTTTAATGTCTTTTTTGGTAGGAATTGTTGTCACTGCTGGCACAATTTTTTCTTCTTGGGGACGAACATTAACTTGATTAGGAATAGTAGCACCTGCACCTTCTGCTATGATCTCTTCTCTACGCTTGATAATTTCTCCGTTTACTCCAAGTTTATCTCCACGAGCATTAACTTTGGCATTGCCGACAGCAACAGTCATTTCGTTCTGCTTCATAAGTTTAAGCATATCGACTTCTTTACCGCGAGCTGATTTATAAATTTGTTTTTGAGCCATTTTTAACTCTCCTTAATATACTACTACTTATCTCAGGAATTCCTGCCAGTCTAAATTATATTTGACCGAATCTATTTGATGTACACCTAGCAAATACAGTACAAAACTGGCTACACTAGAACCTCGTCCTACACCCCAAACTATACCATTTTCGTTACAAGTGTCCACAAAATGTTTAGTCCATTGCAGTAACGGTAACATGCCTCTTTCGTTGTAAGCATTCATTTCATCTAACACTCTGTCTTTTTGTTGCTGAGTGGTACATTTGGCAAGACACCATTCTTCTACATTGAAATCTCTATATTCGGGAGGCATGAACCAGTCACTTTGTAATGCACTATCGAAATCTGCAATATCGATAGATTCAAGCTGTTCGTTAAATCTTTGGAATGTAAATCCAGCAGTTTGTTCCAACTCTCCAATTTCTTCAGTATAGTCTACTGTGATATCTTTGAGGTTGGTAAGTTTTCCTTGATAAAGGAATTTGAATATATCTTGTGAATTAAAAATAGGATTACCGAATTTATCTAGGCGCATAGCCTATACTTTAACTGACCTTGACTAGTTTGTCAAGTGTTTTATCGCGATTGGCCATCATTTTTTCTAAAGCCAATTTTTGTCTTTTTCGCTGTTCTTCTTTATAAGTTTCCAAAACAGCAACCATTTGAGCTTGCAGTCCAGGGTTTCTAGTCATAAAGTATTTTTGAGTAAGATCATTAATCTTACTGTCAATTTCAGAATCTTTTAAATCTTTTAAATCGCCAACTAATGGATGCATTAGAATTGACCTTCGTATCTTAAATAAACATTACTGCCGTTATTAACAGTCCATGCTAGTATTTTTGTAGTTTGAAGACTTGTGCCACTGGTTAATGTAGCAGTACCTGCCGCATTGTCAGTACCAGTATGATTACCGTTGCTTGATATAACAACAGTTGGTGCTGTCGATGTATAACCTTTACCAGGAGTAGTAACATTAATAGCACCAATACCGCAACTAACTGCTAAACGTGCTCCGCTTCCACCACCACTAACTGTAATAATATTACGCAATGATGTAGTTAACGAAATAGGACTTGTAAGTGTTCCTTGTGGGAAACTGGTTAATGTTGCGATTGGGCCAACAGTAGTTCCACTTGCAGGATTATATGTGAATATAGCAGTTCCTGCTCCGGTGGTCACTACAGGAGTTGAACCATTGCTGGCTACTAGTGTAATAGATCCTGGAAATCCAGGAGTAACAGTTCCAATGTATGTACCAGCTGGAATCAATCCAGCAGTAGTTGTAGTTATAGACATTCCAGATGCAATATTAGTAAAATCATAAACAGTCATAGAAGATGAAGAATTACTAACAGTTCCTACAAATGTATTTGCGATTGATGCCACAGCAAAAGTAGTATTAGAAACTCCTGCAATTTGTACAAGATCGCCAAGTGCATATCCTTTACCGCCAATGCCACCTTGAATAATTCCTGCACCAGCACTGCTAGTCATATTACCAGTAGCTGTACAATTATAAGTTACTGTGGTAGCACTACCACCAGTAACAGTCCAAACTCCGTTGTAACCAGCAGGAACTAATCCTGAAACAACAATAGTTTGACCAATAGTGTATGGCGTAATACCACTTGCCTGTGTGTTTTGAGCAAAAGTTAATGTAACAGTAGAACCTGTTCCACTAGTTGCAGTTACAGCAACTGATGTTGCAAATGTTGTATTGTTAGTTAATGGAGTAAGGGATGAAGTTCCAGCATTGACAATAGTATAAGTTGCACTTGCTACTGGTGTAATAGCATTAGTAATTGGACTACCACCGGTAAAAGAAATAGTAGCAGGGCTAGTATAACCCGATCCTGCATTAGATACCACAATAGAAGAAACACCTTCACCACCTACTACAAATCCAGAAGTGCCTGTACTTGGACTGATTGGAAAATTATTATCGTAAGAAATAGTTCCTGCTGTTGTTGCAAATGTAGGAGAACATACAGCAGTTCCAGTGCTTTGTATTAAAATAATAGCACTTGAATATAATCCTGTTGTACCTGGATAAGTTGGAAATCCTGTTGTACCGCCAGTTAAACTAAATGTAAATGTAGTATTACCTGATAGAATAAATTTTTGTACAGCACCTTGACTTAGATCAATATTTACAGCACCGCTAACATTAGTGGCACTATAATAAGTTCCAGAAAACAATTGATATAAACCATTGCTAATAGTAGCACCCAGCAAATTATTAACTGCGGGTGTACTAACTCCTGTTCCTAGTTGTGTAGAAACTAACGCTTTAGATTGTAAATCTGTTATTTCGTTATAAGCAGTTGTAAAATTACCAGCAATCGCGGCAAAATTAGTACGAAATCCTTGGCTAGGATTATCTTGTCCTTCTATGGGAAAAGTTGTCGAAATGGTGTTTGGGTTAATTGCACTGGTCATACGGTTATCCTATCGTTTCTGAATACAAGGTATTTATCGCTTGCGTAACCGGTGACAGCAGAGATGATGAATCTGTCTACGGTATAATCTATTGTGTTAAAATTGAACCCACTGTGTTCAATATTTAAAAGTATGTCGTTACTAGTTCCAGGCTTACAGAAGCAAAGTGGTACACATAACACATATCCTAGTTGAGCTTTTTGCCCTAACGGAATACTACGCATCCATAGCGGCAAATAATTACGTTCAGTTAGGCCCACTCCGCTCAATCTAGTTTGCCAATTAGTGATACTGTTTGGGTAATATTCGTCAGTATTTGGATTACTTACCAAATATCCTTTACTATCTACAGTTATATTGTATAAAGGTTTAGCATTTATTATGCTTTCGTCTACAGTTATAACATTAGGTTCTAAACTGGTAGTCTTGAAATTTAGAGGTAAGTGATTTCCATTTGATTCTCTTGGATCAATCATCTGCACATAAACTACTTCATATACAGTTTCATTAGTAATAGGATCAGTAGCAATGGCAGTTTTTAAACTACCAAATTTAAATTGTTTACGTTTGAATCCTAGTCCTATGGCACCTACATACGCACCGGCTACCTCTGTTTGAATACCTGCATAAACTAACATGTTTAAGTTGCTTTGTATTCCAAAATTAGGATCATTGATTCGATAGATATCACTAGGTATAAAAATTGTAGGATTATTAATAAATGCCTTCCATACACTTCGTTGTGCGGGTGCCAAGAAAGGTTGGCAAGTAATATTACTGTAAGGAACACTATTAGGAGCACTCAATGTTATAGTAAATGTTTGAGGTAATGCACTATATTCATACTGATCGCTAACGGTCACTGTAAAATTATATGTTAAATCGCTTGTTGTTTCTTTGAAATCAAATGTAGTCAATCCGCCGTCGAACGTAGTTAAACCTAATTGGCCTGTAGTAGAATTATAATATTGATTAGGAATTCCTACAATTTCACCATCTAGTGTCAAAGTTAGTCCTGGAGGTAAACTTCCGCCAGTCAGTGTGTATAATAATGTATCGTTAGGAATATTGGTTGTTGCACTTACACGCAATGTAGATACATAGTTTGCAGGTATAGTTCCTAAATTACTTGGACTAGTCCAGGTTATTTGACGATTAATACTACCTAAAATTGTAATATTAAAAGTTTTGTGGTTAATAACTTGATCAACTATATTGGCACTAAATCTAGTAGCTGTTATAGTAAAAGCATAAGTTTCGGTGATAGCAGGTTGATATGGAACGCGACCGTATATCTCTCCTGTTTCAACATCAAATTGTGTACCCTTAGGTAATTGACTTAGTGATCCAATATAAAATGCTGTAAAATTTGGTATGGCTATAGCCAATGGAGTTGTTATTGTTAAACGATAATAACCTGCAATGCCGACATTAATACTGGCAGTGGTAGAAACAGTTGCATTATTATTCATTGTAACTGTAATAGTATTTGGACTAACATTACTGTTTACAGCAATTTGAACAATGGTACTATTAACAGGAATACCGCCGCCGTCAATAGTTGCACCAATAGTCAATTCATTAATAAACGCATAGTTGATGCCAGTTATTATTTTGCTACCATTAGTCAATGTTCCAGTAATAGGAGCAGTTACTTGATTGACGGCAGAAATTTGATAAGTTTGACTAGTAGCACCATTGAGATAGTTGTCTAATGTAAAATATTGTCCAATTACAGGAACACTTGATAAATTTGTCACAGTGACAAAATAACTATTTAAGGCGTTATCACTGATTAGAATTTGTTTACTTACTGCGTATACTTCGCAATTAGTTGTTTCTAATCGAAATATAATATCAGTGTTATCATATAATAATACAGGAACTGTGAGATAATTATTAGCTCTAAAAATACCTAAACTAGTATTACTTAACCAAACAGGTGTTCTTAAAAAAGTCGAGTCTGCGGTGAATCCGTCTGAAAACCTATTAGTACTTGTACTGTCTGCACGAAATTGATCATCGCCCACGACAAAAATATTAAAAATTCTTTGAGCATAGTTGATACCATCGGTAGCTGTGACTCTAAATTGATAATTGGCATTTAAACTTTTAGGTAATACGCTTGGTAAATTATAATCAAAAAATACATCGTCAAATTGATAACTGTCAAAACCGTCAGTGGGTATTAATGCAAAATCATAAGCACCGATATCAAAATCTGCTTGATCAAACTCGCCAGTACCAGCGGCAGGTGTTAATATTTCTTGAGGTTTAATATATCCACTTATTACACCATCGTTGCTAAGAGTAAGCCCCGGTGGAAGTGATCCATCTCCTGTTGCTATAAAATATTTTAAACTACCACCAATTGATGTATTAAGATCAAATGCTTCTATCTGATAATTTACATACGTGCCGTCTAATGCATATAATTGTTGTCTAGGACCTACTGGTAATTCTCCAGCAGGTGTTACAAATTCAGGAGGATTAGCACCGTTAACTATCATGTTAAAAGTTCTATCTGCAATACCGTTACTGCTACTAGCTCTTATACAAAAAGTATATGTTGTTGCAGAATTAACAATGTAAGGATTTCCTACTAATGAACTACCGATAATAGAAACACCGCCTGGTAAACTTCCCGAAATTATGGTAAATGTTATACCTGTGGTTGAGCTAACGGGCAATGCTACATTTAAAGAAACTTGTTCTTGAAATGGTTGACCACTATTTGTAAAAGTATATCCTGAAGGTTTAGTCCAGATGTTTAACATCAATTACTCCAGTTATTGTATTCTGTACCATGAGGTATTGCTTGCTCTATAAATGTAGATAATTGATGTAGATTGGTTAACAGTACCAGCCGCCGATCCAATTAATGTAGGTCCTGCGGTAACTGCTAGTGTTACACTATAAGTTCCTTGCACTGCTATACGCAAACGTTGTCCATCGATTAAACCTGAACTTGGGAAAGTTACAGTTGCAGTTAATCCAGATGCACCAATTATTAAAATATTATCAGTAACTGTGGTGCTCAATGCGTAAGTTGTACTAGAATTAACTGTGATGTAATTTGCTGGAGTAATTTCTAAACCAGTTTGTGTAATATTAGTAAATGTTGGACTTGCAACAGTATTCCAAGTTACAGAACCGTTAGCACTTTGCGTAACACTTATATTTGTTCCGCTATTATAAACTGGTTGTATTGCCCACCAATTAGTAGTACTTTTTGCGGCAAGGCCTAGTGTAGCGTATGCAGGTAATGATGTAGGTATGTTAACTGAACTATTTTCAATACTTGCTCCACTTCCTGGATAAACATTGATAGCACTAGCTGTGTTATTTGTAATTGAAATTTCTCTACCAACTATGGCAGTAGGTAAAACTACTCCGCCTGTCCCACTTGATATATAAGTGTTATCTGCCGTAATTGCTGTAGCAGTACCTTGATTAGATCCAGCCGCCACTATAGTAGCTGAACTGAACAATATAGCACCAGATGGAGTCGTGTTACCATATTGGTCTATGGCCAATAGAGCTACCCTGGTATTGTTAGCATTATTATAGAATGTTATGCCAGCGCCGCTGCCAACACTTATACGGCCCAGGCTTGAACCTGAAACATAATCAACAATGATACCACCAGTATATGAACTAGTAAAAGTTCCAGTTGATACAAATCCAGCTGACGCCGATATAGCAGTACCTGTTTCAGTATTGACACTTGTTGTAGTTCCGTTAACAGTTAAGTTTCCTGTAACGGTCAAATTATTATTAACTGTAGTAGTGCCTGTACTTGCACCAATATTAATAGTAGTTGCTGTAGTAACAAAATTAAAAGTACTATTAGCCGCAGTAATACTAGTAGCAGTAGCACCATCGATATTTGGAGTCGTAAAACTTGGACTAGTTGCAAATACAATATTACCTGTACCAGTCGAACCTGTAACGCTTGTACCTCCTATAACTGGAGTACCTGTTAAACTTGCACTATATAATGTTGGGCTTGAAGAAAATACAAAATTACCTGTGCCTGTTGCACCTGTTGAAGTTACTCCTTCGATAGTTGCATGTCCAGCAATAGTTGGAGAAGTAATTGTAGGACTAGATGCAAATACAAGACTACCACCTGACCCAGTTGGATCTGCCATTACATTAAATAATCCAGTACTGGTCGTAGTAGCAAACTGCCCTAAGTTACTAGCAGTTGATGCCAATGTACCACTAGTGGGTAAAGTTAGTTGTGTATTAGCTGTGACAGTTAAAGTTAAATTATGACTACCAGCTAGGCTAAGATTTCCAGTTAATGTTACTTGATGATCCTTGGCATCTTGAATAGGATCTCCTGCTGTATAGTTTCCAAAATTAATTTTATTGTTTATTGAAGTGAAATTAGCACCAAAGTCCCATTTGTAACCACCGCTACCACCACTTGTACGTTGTGTTACTGGGTTAGTTTCGTATCCAGTAGGAGCACTAAAAGAACCCATGTCAACGGTTAAGTTGTTTGTGTCCATTAGTAATTCAAGTAATACACTATCTACACGAGGATCATAACCGTAGATTGTAGTTTGAGCATCACCGTTAGAGATATTATAACTATTTAAATTAATATTACCACCTGCAATAGGTGAAGTATCATTTACTAATTTAGTAGTTGATTCTAAATTAACTGTAGTAGCAGTACTAGTAATTCCAACACTACCACCGGTACTGGTTAAACTTTTAAATTCTAAATTTAGTAAGTTTTTGTCAGCCCAGATGCCAACACCTGTACCAAGATTAGCCGCACCAGCAACACCTGAATCTGTTTGTAATAGTGTAAAATTTGCATTAACTTTGTTAAACGCGGTTAATAAATCGTCACCTGTACCGTCATTTGCATAGGTTCCAGTGTTGATTAGTTGTAATGTTGTCATATTTGCCGCTCTCTTTTATATATTTACCGTATTAGACTACTGTATATTATCTGCTTTCAATCCACTGCATACTGGCTTGACCGTATTGTGTACCTGTTGATAATTGTGCGATAGCGATAGTATAAGTATCGCTAACAGTTCCTAGACTTTGACGACCTAGTTGGAAAGCAATATTACTGATATCTTCAGCCGTGCCTGGCGCGATTGCCTGTTTGATAATTGTTCCGCCACTTATAGCCGTAGAAGCACTGTCCGTTTGTGCAAAGCTACCTGTGTTTACACTATTGTTCCAAGAAGGACCTGTTAGCGTACCATTTTTAATAATTCTGTATGCACACACTACGACTGCACCTGCGGCAGTAGTAGCACCTGTGGTTAGATAGGTAGGTCTCAAAACACCGTTGAGTGCTGTACTTTGCAGTCTAACACTGATAATAGGTAGGTATGTACCAAGCGATAATGTAATAGGCGTAGATGTAGCGAAACTGTTGCTGGCACCTAGGTTAGGGCTAAATGGTCCGTCACAAGTAACGCTGTTTGATCCTTGACGCATTGTGCTTGAACTTGCGGTTGTACCTGTATTGAATAGTTCTAATCTAATAGGAAGGAAAGGAGTGCTACACCAAACAGTAGTTTGTATGTTGGCAGTATAATAAGTATGACAGTTTATGATAGAACCGTTGACAATAAACCCTAGTGTAACAGCACCGACACCATACCATTCGTAATCGAAACTGATCAGTTGTTGTTTAGTTAAGTCAAGAGTGATACCACTGGCACCTGTGCCATCTAACTTGTCGCCGTTCCAGCTGGATCTGGCTATCCTTGTTTCTTGCATTGAGCCGCTGGTGCTGGTTCTAATTACAAAATTGAATGTGCTGGCGCCTACTAGTTCAAAGAAAAATCCGTTATTTTCATCGAACAAGCCAACACGCTGAGTCAAGTTGGCAATTGGGGTTGAAAACTTGATCTGCTGATTAAGCTGTGCAGGGCGACCCGGAATGTAAGGGATAACCCTTTGTGTTTGTCTAATAATACTAGCACCACTGGCTGTAGTTGTGGCCATATCCACTCCACTGTTGGCGCTGTTCCATGTAGCACTGCCGCCAGTAACTGTAGCTTCGTCCCAGTTGTCTGTTTCTTTACTAAACTGAAATGTATTGAACCAAATAGATTGATAATCGGTAATACGTAGTCTGTTGTGACTGTTAATTTGTGCATTGGCTAATGCATTGTTTATTATGTATGTCATTTAGATTAATCTCCATCCTGATCTGTATATTAGAGTCAAAGCTCCGTTATTAGCTGCCAGTATTATGTTTGTGTTGTTGTCTATAGTGCCTACGATTGTAATTGGATTAGTTGAAGATCGTCCGCTTTCGTCTTTAATCACCAATTGAAATCCATTGCTCACGCTGGGTAAAGTAATAGTTACTGGCCCAGCATAATTAACTCCAATGTAATAATCAGAACTAGTTGCGGTATAAGAACTAGTAGTAACTATTTGAGTTGAATGTATGTTAGAATAGAGATCGGTAAAGTTTGCATTTATTTTTGTAAATGCTGTTCGTAGAGGATCTCCAGTACCATCGTTGGCTGTATTTCCTAAATTGATTATTTGTTGTGTCATTAATTTCTCCCTACAGCAACTTCGATGATACCGGCTTCGCCGTAATCTTTATCTTCTAGTGCCTTACCAATAATAGCACCTAATGTTGGATTCAATGCTTTAACAGCATATCCAGGAGTTGCACTAGTTGTTAGCATATCGCCTTTCTTAACACGACCAACAACTTTACATGGAACACGACCAGCTAGTGCTACAAGATTTTTTAATCCTGGACAATCGCTGTACATAACATAGGCTGCCTTTTCAGTATGACTTACAACACCAGCTAGTCTTGTATCGTTCATAGTACTTGTAACAGTAACTTCTTTGTCCCCGCCAAATACTAATACTGTACCAACTTCGTATTCTGCGTCACCTTCGTAATATTCGGCCAAGTCAGCTGAGTATGTAGCAATCATTGTTGACGAACCAGCTAGACTAAATTGTCCCCAAAGAGTTGCTTTTCCTAAACTACTGCCAACGTTATTGACGCTACCAGTCGCAGATCCTGAACCTGCGCCGCCAGCAACTAGTGTAGTAACAAGTACATCGGATGCGACTGACATATCTACATATCCGCCAGTACCGATTG